GACCAATCGCACTCGTCTCGCAATTCTCAAGCGCCGACGTAGAATTAACTCCTCGCGTAGATACGGTTTCCTCAGCAAAGCCAGTAGTCCAAGGGTGTGCATCCACTTCAGTTCGATAGATAGAAGCCTTAACGATAAATCTCTGAAGAGTGTGCTCAATAATCTCAGTGTAAATTCGACCATCAGGATGTTCCTTCCAAAACTTAGCTAGGCGTTCTTCGACTGTTTCATAATCCTCTAGATTAAACATAAAGCTCATTCTCCTCTGTTGCTAATTCTCCACTAATTGCGAAATAAGCCGCGCCGTCGATGAAGTTGTCCACTTTTGCAGTTTCCATACTTCTCGCGATTTTGACCAATGCCATACACATTGCAACTTGGTGTGGCTCGATTGGCATTTCAAGGTATGCAGCCCATAAGGATGCAGTTCTGGACATATTGTCCGACGGATGTCCATAATCCATACCACGGTCTTGGATGATGGCTCTAGCTTCGACAAGGTAGTCATTTGCCTTCATGCTCGCACCTTCTCGCGGTTATCGTAGTATTCACGGACGGCTTTGCGGCCATCAAGATACCCGGTCTTAATACCCATTGAATAAAATAGGCAATTAGATAACATCAATAACACTAACATTATCCCTATTTCGTGTAATTCCACTTGTTGCTCCCGTTCCGCCAGAGCTTCTGGCTTCTTAGGAGAATCATTGCACGGCTATATGACCTGACCTAGCATATTTTGATAACGAAATGGTAACAATTCCGCATCGTCTATGTGATCGTCTATCGTGCGCTTTAAATCGTTATCGAGATCGTCCATAGCGACGGCCGTGAACCACGAAGGTTCCGTCCTTTTCTAAGTTGACCAGGGTTACTTGGGTATCTTCAACGATGATAAAAGCCTGCTGCCAGTTCATAGTGCCTTTTGTATATCCAGCCTTGCGAACGTCCATAAGATGCCCACCTTCGACACCACGCAAGATACGGCCTATTTTGCCCCCTGATGCCTCTGTAAAGGCCGATACGCCTGCTCTGTGAGTGTGACCGCAAACCACGCTTAAACCGTGTCTACGGGCCGCTCCAAGGGCTGTAAGGCCTGCATTAGGGTTAATGCCCTGTTCGTCTCCGTGAACCGCTACCCAGCCCTTAGCAAACGCATATGGCTTCTTATGATAGGTAATGCCTAGTTCATCCAGTTTAAGAAACTTTTCAAAGCGCAACTCAGGCAAAGCCAGGAAGGCTGGGATCTTCTTCATAATGACGTTATAGAGCCGATCTGTGTGATTAGAGCGGATCATGTGTGCTTCTTTAGAATGTTCTACTAATGACCATAGAACCTCGACAGCTTGGTCTCTATCATCGGCTAGTGTCTGTTCGTACCAGCCTGGGGTTCCGTCTGACCATCTACTGATCTGAGGGAGGTCGATTTCATCTCCCAGAGTAATGATGCTATCTGGGCGGTATGTTTTAAGAAAACTTGCAACATTACGGATTGCAACTTCATCGTGATATGGAACCTGTAAATCTGGAATTATTACGGTTCTTTTCATTTAAGTTAATCCTCATCATCTTCGTCATCGTCCCAGGTGTGGGGGATTAGGTCAGGCTTAGGAAGAATCCAATCTGGATAAGCCGATGGCTCGGTAATGATTCCAAGGGCTAAGTCAACTTCGAAGCCAGCGCGACGAAGGGCTTTGTACATTTCTTGCAGACTAATAGCCCAAGCATCTAACGCATTATAAGTATCGAGATCTATAACCTTTTTACGAGCCATAGGAATATTGTTACTTGCCTAACATTTGAATTATGGTATCGACACGCGCTTCTAAACGATTAACTTGATCTTTAAGCGAGGAACCGCTATTAGGCTTCAACTCCGCTAAATAGTGACGAACCAAGAAGTGAAGCATCGCAGTGACACCACCCAGAACCGTCACGATCGCTACTGCAAGTGCAGCATAATCCTGAACCGTCATTTTTTGCGATCGATCTCATCTACTGCTGCTTCTACTGCATCGACTAGAACATCTTTTAGGGCCTTCTTAGCGCGGTAGGACTTTATAGCCGCACGAATTGCCGGGATCGCCATTAAGCCTAAGCCTGCGATAATTGCTGTTTCCATTATTTGCCTCCTAGTAACGGGATATTAAAGAACGAGCCATCTTCGTCACCTTTGCTAGTGAAAGAGATATGGCAGTGATGGTTATGCGGATTAGATCCTTTGTAAGTTCTCCAACGCCAGCCCAAGCGAGATGATGCGATTCGGCCATTAAATATGACGTAAGAAATTCGCTTCTCTCCAGACTTTGCTGCGAGTCGAATCTGATCTGCAATATCGGGCATGAGGTCGGGCTTGCCTGACTTATGAACATCTCTGTCAACGTCGATTGCTCTAACAACCCCAGTTTTTGGATCAGGATTGTGGTCGCTAACACGGAGTGAATGGCGATAATCAGAGATCCATCCATCCGAGCGCTTATCGCGGTCTGGGAAAATGTCATCGAACTGCTCTCGGAGTTGTTGGCCAGCCTTAGATAGTTTTGGCTTCATCCAAGTAATAGAGCCGTTTTTAATTCGTCAAGATTAATACCGGCGGCAGCCAATTTATCTGCAACAGTTGGCTCAGGTTCAGGTAGCGGATTGGCAATAGCGGCTTCAATTTCTGCCAGTGTTGGCTTAATGGATTCTTTGTCTAACCATTCGAGATCAGCAAAATCATCACCTGAAAGAGTCCACTCAGCATTAGGACGGATGTCTTTTAAAGCCTTTGCAATTTCTTTGTGTGTCATTATGCACCTATTTCCATTAGAATGATTGAACCAACTGAATTGGGATTGTCAATAATGCCAACTTGATTGCCTGAAATATTGGCGCGAATTTGTAAAGTGTAAGTTGTTGAGGAAGTCGTTGCCGGGCTGTCCAAATACTGTGCTGAAATTGTGCCAAAAAAATCGGAAGTAGTTGAAGTTGATTGCGTGGTTGTCGCAAATCGATTGACCGCAGTACCGTTTCGGGCTATTTGCATGCCAACCGAACTATTAACCACGCCTGATTTATAGACTTCAGGAACAGTTAACATTATTAAAACTTTACTTGTCGAGGCTGTTGGTGTGATGCTTGCTGTCAAATTTGTATTTGAAAAAGTGGTCGATGTTGAAAGTGTTGTTGTTGATGTTGTTGCGCTTACAACTTGTAGGACTTTTCCGCCGCCTGCTGGTGCAGCCCACTTGATGCCAGTTGCAGCAGTTGAATCAGCCGTCAAGACGTGACCATTAGTGCCTACTGCTAGGCGCGCTGGAGTGTCAGCAGCAGTGGCCGCAATTAGATCACCCTTGGCATCGACTATTGCATTCTGGATAGCGTTTGAGTCATCCTGAGCAACCCAAGAGAAGTCTAGGTCTGTTCCTGATGCCTTGGCTAATACTTGGCCTGTAGTTCCACCCTTTAGGTCAATAAAGGCTGTGTCAATATCTTGGCCCAGGGCCGCAATAGCGGTAGCGCCATCCTTAACCAGGTCAGTTGACTGAGGGATGTCCCAGCCAAAGTTAGTAGTTGTTGTTGCCATTACGCTACTGCTCCTATCGCATTTAGCCAGGTTAGGCTTGTATTAATTGTGTTCCAAGTTTCTGCTGCATTTACCTGCTCCCATTTTACCGCAACTTGGGAGAAGTTTATTGGAGAAGCGTTGAAAGTCACGCTTAGGTTGTTAAGGCTTGCTCTGAAAGTCCAGCCCTCGATGTAGCCTTGGAATGAGCCATCCGTGATATTTCCAGGCAAGTTCTGGATCCATACTGGTCGGCCTAAGAATATGTTAATCAAAGCGTCTCGATCAGCATCATCGATCTCAGGGTTTCCAAGAACGAAGGTAATACTCTGGAACTTAGCGTAAGGAAAAGCACGTAGATCGATGTATCGATCGGCTAAGGCTTCAGCATCGGCAGTGTGCTTGATGCGGGAGGTGTACTGTTCACCGTAAACGCCGTAAAGGCTCTGGCTCTGGGCATCCGTAGCGGTATAACTTTGATTGCCATTGTTGTCGTAAACGATTGTAAAATTGTTGCGGATATCTCCCGCGCGAGTAGTAGCCGATAAACCTATGCCATTAGCGTGATTGGCATCCAGTGTTGTATAGCCATTGTTGGCTAGGTAATCCTGTCGATGGGTTGAATCGGCATAACCTATGTTGCCGTTGGCATCCTCATATAGAACGCCAAAAGCCGAATTAGCAATAGCGGTACATAATGAGTAAAGGTCTGTGTTAGAAGATGACCGGGCTATCAGCTCATAATCGCCTGGCTGATCGATTTCGCCTAGACCGATATTTACTGCATTGGCCCAGGTTTCAGTTGGGTTATAAGTTGCCCAAGTCTGTGAGGCTGATACTTCGTTCCATTGGCCTAAGAGATAGCCTGAAAGAAGGCTATAAATCTGATCCCCATCGAAGTCTTGGGATAGAACGCCAGGATCGATGATTCTAGGAAGTTTGGATAGTGCTCCAAGGGCTGTAATAGTGGCAGTAGTTGTATAACCCAAGTCTCCAGCCTGGTTAACTGAAACGGTAAAGTCTGAGATAAAACCACCGAAAATAGGGATATAAGCCCCAACGGAATTAGTAACCTCGACTGTAATGGCAGTTCCGACGGTAAAGTTATAACTTGAATTATCTAGGTTCATTAACTGTACCTGGCAATAGCCTGCAACTGGCTGGACGTTGATATCTGTACGCCCTGAGGTGATTACTAGGTTGGCTATGGTTACGTCTGTAACTTCAACGCTATTAACTAAAACCTTATAGGACGGAGTATATGCAGTCATTATACGAAGGCCGCACTACCTAGGGTTCCTCTAGCGTTAGAATCGTTGAGGATGCTGACTATCTGACGGGCTGCCGATTCGCTATCGATCGCGCCGTTAACCGTAATATTAGTGGTACTTACTGGACGGACGTTTAAGTAACTTGGGATTCCTGAAGGAGTCGTAGGGGTTGATGGTGCTGAAACGCCAGAAGTCTTTGAGGTTGATCCTCCGCTAAACGGATTGAGGTTGCCTAGTGACTTTGCTAGATCCACTACCCTTTTAATGGCATTGTAAATATTGTTAAAGAAGGTTACCACGCTGGCTAAACCACTTATCAAGCCAGAGATGGCTGTGCCTATAACTTCGAAGGCTTTGCCTAAAGTCTTAGATAAGACTGGCGCTAAGACATCGCGAGCAAACGCGGCTATGGCTTTGAATAGATTTAAGAGTGGCTGAAGTTCTGCGCTGTTTGATGCTAAAGAATCTCTAACCGCGTTAAAGGCTTTGCGAAGCCCGTCTGCAATAGGGGTTAAGAATTGAATTACCGGGCGTAACTTCTCGCCTAGGTTATCGGTAAAGTCTGCAATGGCTGGGATTACTTTGTTGACGATTACTTCAACCATAGGAGTTATGGCAGTTAGGATGTAAGAGCCTACGGTTTCTTTGCCTTCATCAAAAGCGATTTGCAAACGAGTTAATTTGCCTTGGAATGTGTCAGCCTTGGCGGAAGCCTGATTTTCAAAAGTATCGGCTAACTTAGCGGTGATCTCATCCATACTCATTGTCTTTAATTGAGCGGATGTAAGGCCAATACCTAATTTAGCAAGTGAGGCAGTATTGCCTTCAGCGGCTTTAGCCATCGCATTAGTAACGGCCTCGAGTGACTTGCCTGAACCTGCTGCGACATCAAGCGCAACCGCCTGTAGCTTCTGAGCCTTTGTAACGTCTCCAGTAGCGCGAGCCAAACGCTCCAAGGATGGACGAAGATCATCATCTGTAATACCGAAGGCTAAGGAGGTTTTAGTTATGTAATCTTCAGTAGCGGCAATCTGAGCATCAGTTGCTCCAGTTACATTCTTTAAAGTAAGCGCTAACTTCTCTTGGGCGGCTGCATCTGCGATAGCAGACTTAACGCCATCGATGGCCAACTTGCCTGCATAGGCAACGGCTGCTGCGCCTGCTGCTGCAAACGCTAGTCCTGCCTTCTTACCAAAATCTGAAACTTTATCGCCAAAGGACATTACATCCTTGTCGGCCTTATTAAGATTCTTAGTGAAGTTATCAACGTCAGCAAGAAGCTTGAGCGTTAAAGCTCTTGTACCTGTTGCCATTAGCCCCACTCCTTCAAAATCTTAGTAAATGATTCGGTCCATCGAGCAACGATTTGAGGTTGAATCCTGCGAAGCGTTGGATAAATGAACCAGCCCTTAGAGCCTCGACCTTCGCGGCCTGACCATACGGGGAACTGCTTAAATTTATTAGAACCGAATTCTGCACCGCCCCAAATATCTCTAGTGGTTGCTCCACCTGAGAACTTCTGAGAAGCGAATCCATAAGTAATCTCACCGATGCGGCTTGACTTCTTAACCCGGGAACCCTGCGCAATACGGCCTGAGACTTTAGTGTTATTACCTCTGCTAGCAGTTTGGATAACTTCATCTCTAGCGAATTCGGCCAGAGCGCCTGACTGGCGCTTGGCCTCATCGTTTGCTTCTTCACCCATATTCCTTAAAGCCTTGAAGACAGTTCGGAGTTCAGTTTGGTCTAGTGCTACTAGCTCACTTGCCACGGTTGCGCTCCTCTAATACTTCTATTGCTGTAAGGATGTCCTCGGCACTTTGCCACTTATCCATCGGGATTTGTGTGGCTATTGCCAGTTCAATCAAGAGTCGGCTTACGCTTCCCCTTGGATGGCTTTTGGGTTTCCTTCACCTACTTCGACATCCACGATTGATTCCATCCAGACATCGAGTGTCTTGGTTGGCTGGCCGCCTGCTTCGCGTTTCATTGCTGAATGCGTTACATAAAGGATGTCCCACATACCGCCAAACTGGGAGATAACCTTCTTAGTTGTCATTTCCCATTTGGCGTAGTCAGGTGGTCTAACCAGGTAAGTGGTTTCGGTTCCATCTACATATTTAATTGTTATGTTTTGTTGCATTACTTGCTCCCGTTTCTATTGTTTAGCTGAAGGTTTCGACTACTGCGCCCTTTGATACCTTGAATGTAAAGTCTACAGTCTGAGCATCTGTTCCAGCGCCTCCTGCTGTAGGAAATTCTGGCATAATTGGGAACACGAATTGTGCGCCTGTAGCAGCAGTAAGAGTTACGCTGATGTCTGTGTCTGGTGCAGTTTCAGCAGCAGCCCATAGAGCCTCGCATACTGAGTTAGCCTTGCCCCAGTCAGCAAGCATTGAAAGAGCGAAAGTGCCTTCGACGTTTGTAGTCTTGTACGCTTCGCCATCGAGAGTCTGATATGTCTCGCGAACGTTTGTCTTTGTTAGGACTGCGCTAGTTGCTTGTGCCTCGATATCTGTTCCACCTGTGAAAGATAGAGAAATATCGCGACCTGTGATTACTACAGTTGCCATATTATTTTCCTTAGTTTGTTTGTGTATAGTAGGTAGAAACTCTGATATCGGCCACCAAAACATTGGAAGGGCCAACTTGAGTTACTGTTGGTTTTTCAACCGCTCCGACTGTGTATCCCGCTGG